ACATTACGGTGATGATCCAGAAGCAAAAGTAGGTTTGTTACAACGTCTTCTTTTGGAAACAGATTTTTATAAAACGTATTCAGCTACAAATCAAAAGTATTTAAGCGACGGTAGTGATCCAAAGCATGAAGCTACGTTCAGACAAAACATGATGGACAGATACTATGACGTTATCCGTATGGCTCAACAAAAAGGTATTGTAATAACTCAAGAGAATGCATCGAACTTAGCTCACATGTCTTACCGTCACGGTTGGGACGGTGAGGAAATGGAAAAGCAAGTCGGTCACGTTCTCACTAATTATGAAAAACAAAAGTATTACGATAACGAGGCAAAAAGCTGGACATATGATTGGGATACTAAAGTTTTTGTTGGAGAAGTTGGCGACTGGATGGACTACGGGCGTGATCGTGCGGCTAAACAACTGATAGAAGTAGACCAAGATGTACTGTACAACTACGCTTTAATGGCAGTAGATGGTGTTAAAAGCAAATCTGATATTGACAGATGGATAGACAATCTAACTAAAGGCGCTTGGGGTTCTTACTCTACGCAGATAGATACGTGGCTTGAAGACACAGGTGGCGAGTACACAATTACTGATTACTTAGCTGGTGCTAAATCAGCTATAGCTAATACGTTAGAGATAGAAGAACGTGACATTAGTTGGAGTGATCCTAAATATTCACAAGTTGTTTTTCATAAAGATGAAGAAGGTAACCACAAGTTCATGGATAAGTATGAGGCTCAGGAATGGGCGCAACGTTCAGGTGGTGGTTGGGAAAAGACTATGAACTATAGAAAACAAATGGCTTCTAAAGCTAATGTTATACAGAAAGCATTCACAGGGAGACAGTTGTAATGTCAGAAGTAGACGATTTTCTAGCTCATTTAGCACTATTAAACGCGCAAGGCGGGCAAGAAGCAGTAATAGCTTTTGGTGTAGAAACAGGAATTGTTTCTCCTGATGCCGCCGCTCAAATGCGTGGGACTGTAACTGCTGGAGAATCAGTAGGTTTAGGCGATTACGAAGACCCAATGGCGCATCCTGTATACACATGGGATGAAACAGGCGCGCCTACAGGTGGACCTCAAATAGTTCTTAGACCGGATACAGGAACAACAGGTGGAGCGCCCCCTATAGCGGGAGAGCCTCTACCTACAGGTCCGGGTGGTCAACCTACTGACATTGATCCTTGGGTGCCTCCACTTGGCATGGAAGGTGAACAACCAAAATTAGCAGATGAACCTCCTTACGAAGTAGTAGGTCCAGAAATGGACGATGATCGTCCCCCTGTTTTTGCTGACGTAGCTGACGATGAAACTGTACGTAAGCCGGGAGAACCTGACGAACATTTTGTAGGTATGGGTGACCCTGCAAGAGAAACCGATATCGGTTATTACGAACCAAGCATGGAGCTTTCTAACATGTTGACATCATGGGGGTTCCCTGAACCTGTGAGACTTGATGGGAACATTGTTATTAATGATCCAGCTATGGGTAATGTCACGAACAGGATGATGGGTCTTATCGAGCAGTGGATGCGTGACCCGAAGATAGGCGAGGATGAATTAGAAATGCTTATCATCCAGTCTGAACCGTACTTGGATAGATTTCCCGGTATACGAATTGCAATGCAAAATAATGTTCAGACTCCTACAGCCTCAGAGTATCTAGCTTACGAACGGTATGTAACAAATGTTTTCGCTGATAACGGTCTTATAGCTGACACAACTATGGTCGGTCAACTTATAGGTAAAGGCATTTCTATTACACAAGTTCAGCAACGCATGGACGCGGCTGTTGATGATGTGCTTATGATGCCTGAAGAAGTAAAGAGTATGTTCCGTACTTGGACTGGTACTACTGATGATGCGGCTGTTCTTTCATGGATGTTGAATCCTGAACAGTCGATACGTGAGATTGAACGTGCAACTGCTGAAGCAAAGTTTGGTGGGTTTACTATGATGAGTGAAGATGTGTTACCTGAAGAGCTTCTACCTACTTACACAGAGAGTCAACAGACTTTGTATAGTCGGGGGCATAGAGAGCCTAATTATTCTAATTTACAAGATTTAGCAAAAGAACTAAGTCATCTAAATTTATCTAGACAACAAGTCACTCAAGGGTGGGGTCAGATTAAAGACATGGAACATCTGTTCGCTGAAACAATGCGCGAAGATAAAGATTTCTCTGCTCTTAAAGAAGGTGTAGACGTAGCCTTTGGTGCTGGTGCGGCAGGATCAGCGGCGTTAGCTAGAAGGATTCGTCAACGTGTCGCCACTAATCAAGGTGGCGGTGGAGCGTCGGTAGGGCGTAGTGTTACTGGGTTCGGTAGCGCAAACAGATAGGAGAATAAATGCCCAAATATGCAACTAGCTCTTCCAAAGGGAAGGCTAAGAAAGTACCATACAAGAAGGTAAAGAAAGGTAAACGTAAATAATGTTTAACAAAGACGTACTAGAAAGAGTGGTTGCCACATTCGCGCAATCGTTCCTTGCTGTGTTCACCATTGGTGACATGGGAAGCATGAAAGCGGCTGGAATTGCAGGAGGTACTGCTGTTCTGAGCCTTGTTAAGAGTGTTGTTGCCAAGCAGTTTGGTGATGGATCGGCTTCAGCCGCCAGCTAATGACTGACGTTACCGACCTTAAACAAGTCAAAGTATCTAGGATAACCCTCGGACTTATCATGTCTGTGGCTATCACCAGTGGAGTCGTCGTATGGAATGCGGCTAGTATTGCTGGCAGGATAGATGATTTGGAAAAACAGGTGCAGGTAATTGAAGGAAACACTGGGACAGACAGTACAGTTTTGGCAAAACTTGATGAAATATCTCAAGGGGTCATGGAAAATGCTGGCGGTCTTGATGATTTGCGGAGCGCTAGGGTCGATGACCTTAGCCGTTTTACTCCTTCTCATATTACAAGCGCTATGGCAGGTGATTTAGAAGCAATCAAAGGTGATGTTGATGAGATGAAAGAGATCATTGCTTCTATGGCTTGGGTTCCTTCAGAATTTAGTTCGATCTGGGATCGTATCTATCTAGCTGAAGAAGCCATCCAAAGTAAGACATGGGGTAAAGACTTCTACGAAGAAAATGAATAAGACCGTTAAGTTAATCACAGCTATAACAGCCTTGTTGGTTGCTATAGGTACATTAATAGGGACAATCACTGTTACTTTAGGGAAGAGTGACCCTAGTCCTTATCAGGGTGGTATGACCATAGTTTTAAATAGTCCGGAAGCCTATGCCGAATTTCTTTCTAACCATCCGGGTTAATGAAAGTTTGGATTGACCAAGACTTATGCACAGGTGATGGACTCTGTGTAGAGATATGCCCTAGTCTTTTTGACATGCATGACGATGGTCTAGCATATGTTAAAGAAGCAGAATGGAAATCTTTATATGGGTCAGATAAATCTCGTACAGATAAAAGCACTCCTGTCTTACAAATGGCTGATGGAACTGCGACAGTCCCAGACGAACTCGCGGAAACGGCGATTGAAGCGGCAGAAGAATGCCCCGGAGAATGCATATTCCTTGAAATAGACTGAGATTAGGTTATAATAATCGTAGGCCGTCTGTGAGCTAAGTATTGGCCGGACGCGAGCTTATCCATTGGGATTTACCCACGCCCCTAATGAGTATGTAGTGGAGGTTGAACCAGCTAGTGACGACTGGGGAGACAAATTTAGTCACACACCGCATAGTTCCTCCGACTATGTGCGACAGTAAAGGAGTGATAGTTATGGTAGATGAAACTGGTGGAATAAAAGAACTTCGAGATGCGGCAGATCGTGGTAAAGAAGCAATAGCTGAACGCGATCAGTTGAAACGAGAAGTAGCTTTTATGAAAGCAGGTGTTGATACTGATTCAAAAGCAGGGCAACTTTTGTTTAAGGCTTACGATGGCGAACTGGATACAGAAGCTATACAAGCTGAATGGCAGGAACTAGCTCCTACCCCTGTTCCCGTTGTAGAACCGGAACCGGCGCAGGAAACTGTTACTGAGACTGATACGCAAGTATCAGAACAGAGGCAGGCTTTAGCTGAAGATAATGTTCCAGTAGAGGCAACTACTCAAAGTCCTTATGAACAAGGGTTTCAAGAGTTTCAGAAATCGTATGATTCGGGCAGGTCGAAGGAAGATTCGGCGGCAAGATTTGTACACACTGTGCTTGAGGCCGCTGGTCAAGGCGACGAACGAGTTGTATCTGACATCTAATGCCTACATATGTTTATGAATGTAAGGAGTGCTATTTCCTTTGGGAGTTAGTACAAGGCATGAAGGACGAACCTGTAAGGGTTTGCTCTGAATGTGGCAAGGAATCTGCTAAACGGATTCTTCAGTCACCAGCTTTAACGGCTGATGCTACTCCGAACAGGACACGAAATAAGGTTCCTCCTCGTAGACCAAATAATAATTGGGAAAGAGGAAAAGCCGGAGAACATAGAGCCGATGGTTCGTTTGTTCCATATGTTAAATCAGATGGTGACCATATACCTGTCAAAGAATTTGCTGATAATCGCTCAAAGTATGAAGGACTGTTGCGGAAGAGAAAGAACAAACAATCCACTACTAAATAAAGGAGCGATAACATGGCCGTAGTCGGTTATGGAGGTAAAGTAACCTCATACGATCTTGCCGTTGGCGTTAAGATCAACATGGATGAACTCATTTATATGATTTCACCAACAGACTCTCCGTTTATCAACGGTATTGGAACTGATGGAAGGCAACTTCTTTCAAGTTCTCCCGTAGATCAGCAAGAGTTTAAATGGATGGACGAAGAACTTTTGCTTCCTCGTGCAACCGCCGCTGGTACAGGAGCCGCAGGAGCAGGTGACACAACTATTACAGTTTCAGCCGCCGACTCTTACAAGTTCCAAGTAGACGATCTTCTAAACATTGGTGAAGAAGATGCTGTCGTTAATGGTGCCGTTAAGAGAATCACAGCAATTAATAATACCAGTGGTGTTATTAATGTAAGTGATTGGGCTAATGGTTCAGCTTGGCCAGCAACAACCGCCGCACACGAAGACACAATTATATGTCTTGGTACTGCATTGGTTGAAGGTTCAGATCCGGGACAATCGCGTACAGCAGATCGCACGATCCACTCAAACTATACGCAGATCTTCGGACCTACACCTATCCACATGTCACGTACTGAACAGCAGGTATCCCGTTACGGTGTATCTGATGAGTTCGCCAAACAAGTTTATGGTCGCTCAGTTGAGAACGTGATAACTCGTGAACAAGCATACCTTTATGGTAAGCCAGTAAACGACACTACCAACAAGCGCCGTTCAACTGGTGGCTTGATGAACTTCATTACTACTAACACTGATAGCTCTTCTACTACGTTGACTATCACAGCGTTAGAAGCTTTGATGCAGAAATGCTATAACGCAGGTGGTATTCCCGATCTTTTGATCGCTAATCCAGCTTCGTTTGCTACCTTGAATGCTATATCAGA